ACTCGATCTCGCCACTGTTGTCATCCGGAGTTACGGCGATTGAAGCGCCGGTCCCGCGCGCAGTTGAGCTGGGCGGCGTAACCACCTTCGGATCGAGCACCTCATACTCGCCCGCATATTGGAAGTTAGCGGTGGAATCAATCGTCACATGGTCGCCAGGCTGCACCGCGCAGACCAGGTTACCGTTCACATCGCGCGCAAACATAGAAGTCTTCAGCTTCACGTTCGGCGGCGTCACATAAGGCATCTGGTCGATTCCCAGCAGCCGATCCCGTTCATAGCAGGTAAGCCGGCTGACCTGGTCCCACGTCGCCGTTGCAAAGTCTAGCGGCGCATTCTGTTTCTCGCGCTGTCTGGGGATGCCCACACCCAATGCACCACGCGCCAGTTGGTTAGCATGATGGTCAAATATCGGCGTCCGTTTATCGAAACGCGAATAGAGAAGTCCACAACTGCCGACCTCGCCCACACTGCCAGGGAAGTTCTCACCCTGACTGACCATCGTGAATGTGCTTGGATCCACCTCATTCGGCTGTCCCGGATTGATGATGGCCGGCACCGTGCTCACCTGCCAGTTACGGTCATAAGGTGTGTTAGTGCCACCAATGGCGATGTAATCTCCCGGCTGGAACGGGTGCGGCTCCTGAGTCGTCACCTCCGGCAACCCGCCATCAACGCCGGCAGAAGCCGTAATTGACGCGATCTGTGAGCATGCCGGTACCAGCAGATCCCTGAAAGTGGAGATATATCGGTTGCCGCTCCTGGTCAGCGACGCGTCCGATGCATCCCATGAGCCAGGCAGAATGTGGTCCCGGCTAAAGATGAACACCGAAGACCTGGGCATATCAGCCTTCAGTCCGATCTTCCCCGCGTATTCAGAAGAATAACTACGGCAGCAAAGCAGAATCTGCTCAAGCACGGCCTGCAGCGTCGTCTGCTGGGTGAAACAGTAGTTACCCTCAAAACGCCGGCGTCCGTTCGAAAGAAACTGATCGAAATACTGCGCCGAAGCATAAATGGACCCCCAGTCAAAGCGGTTAGCCACACCAACGGTCAGCGGATCAGGTCCATTGACCAGGTCGAGGCCGTAATCCGGGTAGATCTTCCTGCGCAGAATCGCATCCACAAAATGCCAGGCCGGGTTCGTTGTGAACGCATAGCCGGTCTGGTTTCCTTCATCGTCGAAGAGCCTGCACCGCAACGCACGCCACAAGCCGATTGGCGCAATGTCGGTCCACTGTGTCGGATCGGTCTGGTGCGTGTTCGTCTGGTTCTCAATCGGCTGCTTGCGCATCAGCCCGTAGTAAGCAATACGGGAATAAGAAAGTGCTTGAATTGCCGGCGGCAACAGGGCAAAGAGAACATCGACGTTCTGGTCAGGGCCGTTCGAAGACGGCACCATATTGCAGGTCAGCGGCGTATCGGATCCGCGATGGAAGTTGAAGACCATCGGCTGGGCCGTGTTGTCCAGGCAGCCCATCCAGTTCTGACCAAGGTTTGTGCTCACAATCGCCGTATTGCCGTTCCACACCAGCACGTCGTTGATCCACAGTTCGATCGCGCCGTCCCACTCCCCGTGGCCCAGCGCCCAGAGTCCCAGCCTCGTATAGTCCAATCCGGAGTTACCCGTGGTCAGCGGCTCCCCAAGCTGGTAATACGCCAGGCGTTTCCCCGTCACCCACTGATAGCCATAGGCCAGAGGGATGGGCGAACCCGTCGTGTCGGTCGCGCTGCTGCTCTGCGTGTTGGGAGTTGAAAAGATCAAATCTTCCGCCTCCGGTTGATCACGTTGTACGCGGTGTTCGCGGTGGCCTCGCCATAGTTCTTCTCGTAGTTATTCAAGATCATCATGGGACTCTGAACCACCTGGCAGGTTTCGAAGCTATAGCTGCATTCCGTCGTCTCGCTCGATCGGCATCGAGCGCCGCCCCACATCAGCTGGCAGGTCTCGCAATAGATCTCGTGCGGTGTATCCAGGCCAGCCGGATCCAGCAGGCTCTTTGCCTTCATCTGCACGGTGTCAACGCCGACCGTGCCCACCGTGAGCGTGCCATGCACTTCAATCCAGGCGGCCTCGGCGTCGGGCTGCCAGCAGCGGTAGATAAACATCGCGCCTTCGAGTGCGGAGACGCGCGCCAGCTTCTCAAAGTCGCGGCTCAGTGAATCGCCGCTCACGTTCTGGATCACAAACGATCCTGAGTCTGTCTGCAGAGAACGGTGGAAGCTGAAGGAAGGCACGCTCAGCAGCCACGGCGAATACAGCAGATTGCCGTTCGATTCGTATGACCCTGAGAATGAAGTGCTCAAAGCAACAGGAAGCGGAGTGTAGTAGATGGCGATGCCTAGAAAGCTGATGTCGATCTCTTGATAGCCCACATCGCCCATGATCTCGTTTGTGATCGATACAGAGATCAGGGCGGCTTCAATCACAGCTGCCGTGATCGGCCCAGCGATCGCGCTGAAGTACTGGCCGCTGAAGTTGCCGCCCGTGGGCATGCTCCCAGCATTGGTTGCACACACCATGTTTGCATCCGTGGACTCGGCGCCAGTGGTGCCGGTACAATTCAGCACAAGATAGGCACTGTCTATGGTTACACCTGCTGGAATCGAAGGCATCTTGAATCCGGCCCACTGCCCCAAAGCCTGCGCATCGCCGCCCGACAATTGAAGGTTGCCGCCCGCTCCATTGCCAGCCGCGCTTCCTTTCGTGCCCGGCATTGAGAATCCCCAGTTGGTCGGCAGCGACCATGCCAGTTCTTCGTGCAGCGGCAAAGGGATCGGCCCTGCCGTTACATCCGCAGCAGCTAGAGCCGCCGCGGTAGTCGGCACCAGGATCGCCGTCGGCGCAATGATCTTGCGGTCAGCCCACAGATACACATTGCCATTCACGTCCATGATGTCGAGAAGGTTGACTGGCGCGATGCCGGTGTGCGCGCCGCCGACAGCTTGAAGAGGCAGAGGGTAGAAACTCATCGCATCACCTGCAGTCCCCACCAGGTGGCGGCCGGCGCGGAGGATGCGGCGTTCTTGGTGTTCGTCGTAAGCACCTGCACGCGGTGGATGTCGAGCGCGAGCGAGCCCTGAAACACAACCACGGCAGGCCCTGTTGCAGCCGCCGAATAGAGATCGACCGTCTCCACCAGCGCGCCATCCACATAGACCTGCACAATGCCGAAAGCAGGCCCTTTGAGCATGTAAAGCTTGAAGCCGTAGCCTCGATACTCATGCTGTGCCCAGTCGCCTGCATTGGTTCCAGGGTTGGTGAAAGCTTTGCTCTGCACTTTGCCGGGAGGTGGCGCGCCCTCTGGGTAGCCCGCAGTCCACGCTCCCTGCGTCGCTGTCTTCTGGTCGCCGAAATCGTTGTACGGCCAAACCCAGATTGCGTTCTTCCGCCAGTCGCTGGGATACTTTACCATCGGCTGCTGCGGGATCTCCTCGAACATCACATTCTGTACATCCCAGCGGTTGTTCGCGGTCTCTGTTGGAACCACCTCACTGGTGAATCGGCCAACATAGTGCCTGCCCTGCTCGCCGGCTCCGCCATCCCAATCCACAATGGTGAAGAAGCCGTCCTCATACTGCTCCTGATACCACTTCAGACGCTCCGCAACCGCTAGCGTGCGGCCCAGCCAGCTCAGGCTAAAGGCATGCCCAGTGTTTGCCGTCTCGCGCGTCCAGGGCGTTCCGCCCACGGCCTTCTTATGCAGCTGCGTGCTCGCCCGCTTGCGCGTGAATCCATAGCTGGGATTCATGCTGTCTCCCAACTCGGGATCCCAGCCAGGCGCGGGGTTCAGAATGTCGGTTTGAGGCATTAGAGTCCGCCTCCCGAGTTCTCCGCATAGCTGTCATTCACAGCTCCACGGATCTGGTGCTTGTATTTATCCAGGAACTGCGCCACACCGCTTGAGTCGATCGCATGCACGTTCATATTCATCGTGCGGCTCGGGCCGCTGCTGCCCTGGGAAGATCCGGTACGCATTGCCTGCTGGTAGCTTTTGTGCACCGAACTTAGATCGGCTCCGCTCTCCACCGCGCGCGTAATGCGCTCATTCTGGTCGCTGGGCATGATGCGCTCGCCCTGGTGATTCAGGTTGAAGCCTGTTGTCGGAATATAGTCCGTGCCCACTGCGTAGCTTGCAGCAGCTGCTGGATAAAGGCTTCGCCCCGCGCGCTCCTCCGATGTGAACTTGGCCATCGCCTGCGTAAGCTCAGGCTTAATGGTGTCGTTCCAGTAACTCATCGCAGCCGGTCCCATGCTGCGGATCGCGCCCCAGCTGCTGCCGATCATCTGCTGCGCGTTGCTGTAGGCGGTCATGTAATCCATGGAGCCCTGCGCATACGCGTCCTGGTCGGCCGTCAGTGTCGGACGCACATTCTTCAGGTCGTACACGCGCGCTTTCTCACGCCCGCCAAAGCCGATCGCTCCCACTACCGCGCCGGCCGCCGCGCCGATCGCCGCGCCCATCGGGCCGCCGACAATCATGCCCAGCTGCATCCCGCTCATCGCGCCCTGTGCCGCGCCGCCAAAGCCGCCGTTGCCCTTCACTGCCGAGTACATGCCGAGGGCGCCACCAGCCAGGCCGCTGGCTGTGCCCAACGCGCTCGTCAAGCCCGAACCTGATCCGGCCGCGCTGAAGCTGCCATCCGCGTTCATGCTTCCGTCCATCGGATCGTCCTGGGTCTCGGCCGTGCCGTCGCCGCCGGCGCCCGCAGGTGTTACCTGGCCCTTCTTGCCAAAGATGCTGTTTGCCTGCTGCGCAAACTTGATGCCGGAGTTGATGCCGCCCAGCGCGCTACCCAGCGGATCGCGGCCCTGCACGGCCGGTCCACCGCCGCCCGCAAAGTGTGGCGATGCGGACGCCACACTGCTATCGCCCGCGCCCCCAGCGCCGCCGCCGCCGCCCGCATATGAGCTGCTGCCCCCGCTCGACGCGCCGCCTCCAAAGCTGATGCTTCCACTGCTGCCGGTTGATCCAGATGCGCCGAAAGCCGGCCTGGTGGCCGCGTTCATGGCCGCGCGTGAGATTGAGCCAGTTGTATCGCCGCTGAAGTTCACACCAGAACTGGAAAGAAGGCTCGTGCCACCGGCCGGGCTCATCCACGATGATGAGCCTCCGCCACTGAAGCCAGCGCCGCTGAAGCCGCCACCGCTGAAGTCTGAGCCACCGCCTGAACTACCACTGCCGCCGCCCGAACCACCGCCGCCAGCAAAGGATGCACTGCCCACGCGGATCACAGCCTGCGCAATTGTGAACGTTCCGGTAGATGCGCCATGAGCTGCATGAGGCCCGGTCTCGGCAGCCTGGTCAGCCCCAACGCCGAGCGGCTTCTTCTTGCCGAACTGGAAGCCTCCCAGAATGCCAAGGAAGCCGCCCTGCTGCGTGCCGGCGCTGCCGCCGTGCCCGCGGCCTTGCACATACTGCACCAGGCTTGCCGCGGCGTTGCCGGCAACCTTGTCCCCCATGCTCTCCAGCGCCTTCAGTGGATGGTCGAGGCTCTTGAAGAGCGAATCGAACTGGCTGGCCATCTTCTCGTGCGCCTCGCGCGAGGCCTCCACCATCTCCGCATCGCGCTCCTCGGCCGCCGCTGCCACGCGCCGGTTGAAGTCATCCTCGGAGATCTCCTGCTTGCTCAGCTCCTCCTGATACATTTCCAAGCGCTTGTCATATTCCGCCTTGATCGCGGCCGTCTTCTGCTTCTCCGCCGAGAGGCTCTTGATGCGGGCATCTTCTTCGATCTCCACCGTCTGCTGGCTATTGCGCTGTGCAAGCTCCGCGCTCTGGCGGTCCGCGCCCGCGCCGATCGCATTCAACCCCGTTCCCAGCTTTGCTGTATCGGCATCAAGGGTGGCCTGAGCACCGGGCTTGGACAAATCCATGCCGCTGTGCGCCCGATCGAACTGCTTCATCAATTCGCTGGCTGTTTTCTCCGCATCGGCGCGGATCCGCGCAAAGCCTGTCATTTCGCGATTCTGGGATTGCTCGGCGATCGCGTCGACCTGTTCAGCGAAGGTCTGCTGAGCCTGCACGATCTCAGCATCCGTCTGCTGCTTCACGTTGTTCACGGCCGCAAGCCGCTGGCCGGGGTTCAGATCGGTCCGAGCATAAACATCGGCCAGCTTGTTGCTGCCCTCCTGCTGGATCCGCGCGATGCCGGTCATGCCGGCCAGCTGCGTCTCTTCGCGCATCTTGGCGATCGCGCGGTTCTCTTCCTGCAGCCGCTTCAACTCTTCGTTGTGAAACTTGGTATGGACGGCCTGGCGCGCCGCAACCGAGTCCATGTCCTTGAACTTCAGATCCTCGATCGCAGCCGACTCCTGCGCATGGTAAAGCGCGATGCCGCTCAGGCCTGCCTCAAGCGCCTGCTGGCGCATGTGAGCCAGCTCCTGGGCATGCTCACGGCCCTCGGCGAACTCCTGGGCCTCCATCTGCTTTCTGGCAGACTTTACTTCAAGCGATTCCTTATCCGCGCCGGCATCCGGCGCGACGCTATTTCCTTGAATGCGGTCCTGCTCATTTTCATAGCGGCGCGTCTCCGCCGCCAGATCCCTGCGTTTCTGGAATTCGGCGGTGATCTTCTTCTGCCCGGTGAGCCGATCGTCGCCGGCGTGCTGCGCTTCAATGCCGCCGACGAGGTGTTCGTGATATTGCGAACTCTCGCCCACCTGGTTGAGGCGGTCCAGTTGCCGCTGCTTGTCGTATGCCTGTGACGACAGATCGCCCGCCACGGTGGACTGGTGCCATTTATCAAGGAGCGGCCCGACAACCGGCACAACACTGCGCCATCCAGGAGGCGCTTTCTGCGCCGCTTCAGCCTGGCGCTTGTACTCCTTGATCGCCTCCGTTGCTTCGTCGATCCGCAGCCGCGTGGTCTCAATCGAGCGCGCGTTCCCAAACTCCTGGTTGCGCGTCTTCTCGACCTCGGCGATATAGTCCTGCGATGCCTTGGTGAGAAGTTGGAAGTGGTTCCAGACCTTCTGCCCTTCGTCGATCAGACTCCGAAAGACAGAAGCGCCGATCTGGATCGCGCCCACCGCGAGAAGCCCCTGGCCGATGCCGCCGATCGCGGTGCTCAGCACCTTGCTCGATGCGATCGCCTTTTCCATCGAGCGCGGAATGCGGATGCCCAGGTCATCGCGCAGCAGTCGCACGTTATCGAGCGAGGTCAGCGCATGATCGCCGATCTCCTTGACAGCCTTCGACCAGCGCAGCGGAGGCGCGGCCACTGACATGCGCTGCATCTCAGTGTTGAGCTGGCGCACAGAGCCCGTCGAGCCCTTCACTGCCGTATCGAACGAGCGAATGCCGGAGACGGCGCCCCTCTCGTCTACCAGCAGCTCGATCTGTACGCTCGTTGCCATCGCTTACTTGATCTCCCCCATGCACTCCCTGCACCGCAGCGCGTGCGCCTCGTTAGGCAGCCCGCAGTGCGGACATGCCGGATGCGCGGCCTGAAACCTGCCTCGCTCGCGCTTCAGCACCATCAGCGCTTCCACTTCCACGGCGTTCAGCGTCAATGGCATAATCTCCAGCACCTGCTCCAGCCAGATCAGATACCGTATCCACAGAAAGGCCCCATCCGGCACGGTGCGCATCGGCTTGCCGTCCACGGACATCAGCGACGCCCGCGCCCGTTCCTGCAGCTCCGGAGCTGTGTTGGCCAGCATGCGCGCAACCTCCGGAGCCATGAAGCCTTCGATAAAGAACTCCGCAGCCGCGCGCCGCAGCATTGCCAAGTCGCGCATTGGGAGCCTTCCTACTCAACGGTGATCTGCTCATCCTGCGAGAACAAAGCCAGTACAGCGGCTGCCTTGTGCGCGCCGTCCATCCATTCCTTCACTTCGTCGAACGTCTCTGAGAGCGGAAGGCCCTTCACGCTGTAGCCGTCCACCGATTCAATGAGATCGTCGTAGATCTTCATCGCGATGCCCTGGCGCGCCGGGTAGCTGGTTATGCCGTTCTCGGCGTTGCCCGTCACCCGCACGCGCGCCGCTTCAAAGTTGAAGCGCTTCAGATCCGCAATGCCCGGCTGCCGGAAGCGATGGATGAGGCCCGTGTACTGCGTCGTCTTGCCGTCGCTCACACCCCAGTTGGCATCCAGGCTCACATCCACCAGGTCGCACAGCGTCCCCAGGTCGCGCGCACCGGTGCTCTGCCCCACCGCGCGGAGCACAGTGCCGGCCACAAGTCTGTGCTGAATGGGAAGCGTCCGCTTCCAATCCTTGGGCTCGGGGTGAAGCGCGTAACCGTCGACGGAAGACACTGTGCGGTCCACCAGGTCGACCAGCGCGCTATCCGATTCAAATACCTCTTCGCGCGCGCCCCTCGTGTTGATGGTCTGGTGCACGATCGACTGGAAGTACTTCTCCCAGTCCTTCAACTCGATGCGGCGGAAGTGGTAGACAAAATTCCCGGTCTTTGTTTTGAATGCCACCGCGCGCGGCGCATCCAACGGCAACAGCGCGGGCTTCGTTTCTGTTCCAACGTCCTCGCGCGGAACCTCGTGCACAACCTGATTCAGCCTACCCATCATGTCCTCCAGATTTGTTCGATTAATTCAGAAAAGAAGAAGCGGCTTACTTCAATCCTTCTTCTCGCCTATTTGCTCAGCCGCCCAGGAAAGAGCCGCATTCCAGGCAGCTGCAGCTGCTCCCACCACTAGCTCGGCCCGCGGCTCCTGCGATTGATCGGCCAAATTGGCCGCATTCGCTTTCTTCCACCACTCGATGTGGCGATTGAAGGCGTCTGCTCTACGTTGCATCGTTCCCTCCTTCAATTCGGCTGTCCAAAGGTCACATCAGATAAAAAGGAGGGGAAGGCGCGCATGAGCCTTCCCCTGGAGACAACTTGTTTGGCCTAGACGCCGACCAGGTAAGCGGGATCGGTATTGCCCACCGTCACCGTTACAGGGGCGCCCCCGCCGGCAGGTTGCAGGATAGAGTTCTCATCCAGGTCCACCGTGAAGGCAATGTACTTGTCCTGCTCGCCCAGGTCAGACTTGGGCAGGATCACGTTGAGGTAGGTCATCAGCAGCGTTGTGGCACCGCTGGCCACGTTGATGGTGATGCCGAGCGGCGTCTGCGCCGTCATCCAATCGAAGATGTCGGCGGAGCTGATGGCCGCGATTACGAGTTTGAGCTTGTGCGTCGGATTGCCCTGGCGCACAAAGAAAGGCTTCACGCCGCCGCCCGTTGCGCGGAACAGCTCGCAGTTGTGATCGAACGTCGCCTCCCAGCTCAGCACGCGCGGATTCATGGAGGCGAGCGCGCCGATCGGCCCCATCGACACCGTGGAGTCCGAACCGTAGAGGTACTGCGCCGTGGGCAGAGCGGGCAGCGCCGCCATGGCATTGGTGATGTCGGCCGTCACCGTGCCCAGGCCGAGGAAGCTGGCCTTGGCCGTGATGGAGCCCTTGTCGCTGCCTGAGAGCACCAGCTGCGTAAGCGCCATGTCTGACCACTTGCGCTTCATGCCGCCGCCGTCTTCGATGTACACATTGGTCATCACGGCTGGGTCGCCGGTGTCCTTCATGGTGAACAGATGCGTGTTCGGCGCGCCGGCGGTGAAAGTCTCCTGGCCCATCAGGAAGGCGAACAGGTAGCCGGCCAGGAAGTCATCCAGTCGCGTGCTCAGCGTGAATGCACTCGACTGCGTAATGAGCCGGCTCTCCGTCGCTGCGGAGAGCCCGTTCTTGCTGGTGTAGGCCAGATCGGATTCCTTGCCGAGTTCGAGCTGCGCATAGCCGGATGTCTCCGCGCGGCAAAGATAGGTGAGCGACGCGTCGGCAAATACCTCGCCGACGGTCTCTTGCGACTTGGCGCTCAGCACCACGTTGCGCGTGATAGACCGCTGGACCTGGATTCCAATTGGCATTGACTGCTCCTTCTGCTCGCTTAGAGCGGATACTCTCGAACCGGATAAACCAGCCGGGCTGCGTGCACCAGCACACTGGCCAGCATTCCCAACTTCACAAACTCAACCTGTGTCGGCCCGCTCCAATCGAACTGGCCATTCGGATACTGCGCACTCACGAAGCGGCGCAACGCGGATCCAGTCGGCTGCGCGTAGGTGTCGAAGGCCGCGCACACCGTCTCGATGAGCTGCTGAAAGATCGGCTCCGAGACTCCATCCTGAAAGCCCATAAAGCCGGTCATCACCACCTGGTGGGTGCGGCTCATCGCATTCATCTCTTCGTCTTTCGCCGCCGTGGCCTCGCGCGTCACCTGCCACGCGCGCACTATTTGCGTGCCCGGCGTGGTCACTGCATCAATAAAAATCTGCTTGAACTCCAGATCTGTGATGGCCGCGCGCGTCATGTTGTACACGTTCGGTCCCACGCCGGCCACGGCCGCCAGGCGCGCTTCCACGGCATTCACCGCGTCAAAGGCGCTCATGCCAGGCCTCCGAGCGGAACAAAGCCGTGCGACTGGAAGGCGCGAGCCAGGTTGGCTTCGAGAGTAGGCGCGCAAAGCGGCTCCAGCTCCACCAGGGCCCGGCTGAACATCTGGTGACCTTGCGTGCCTTTCTTGCGGATCGACAGCGCCACGGCGAAGGCGGCGCTCAGCGCCTGCTTCTCATCAGTGATGTCGAACTTTTTCATCACCCACGGCACCAGCTCGCTCGCCGGCGGCATGTGCGGCCGTGCGCCCGTCTCCACCGGCGCGGCGTAAGCGTCTGCGCCCAGCTGCGGACCCACGCCGATAATCACGCCCATCTGCGAAGCATCGCGCAGATAGGTTGAGGCAATGCTGCCGGCCAGGTGTCCGAAGCAGACGGCCGCCGGCTTGCCGTTGTAGGGCGTCGTGATGAACTCCTGCACCATCTCCGCGCCTTTCACGCCCAGCGCTTCCAGGCCCGTCTGCGTGCCATCCTGCACGGCCGCCAGCAACTCGTTGGCAAGCCCCGCCGTCCCCGTGATGTTGACTGACCAGCTCATCGTGAGTATTTGTCGTGGACAAGCCGGTCCACTCCGGAGTTTTGTTCCAGGTACTGGTTGCCGATCGCGAAGGCCGGTCCGGTGTCCGCCTCGCCCGTCGCGCCCTCTTCAATGCCCATGTGGTTGTAGTAGCGCTTGCGCAGCGCCGCCGCCACCTTCAGCATCTCCGACGACTTCGACCGGTACTGCACCACGTCTGCCTGGATGGTTGAATCGCCCACCCCCACATAGAAGCTGGCCAGCCGCTCGGCAGCCAGCGACGCGGCGAAATCCACCACCGCGTAAAAGTCCTTATCCGGCACCGTGGATCCATCCGCCAGGTGACGAGCCGTCCAGGTGCAGCGCAGCACATCGCCGTTGTTGGGCGTGTCGAAGTTGATCAGGATGGTGTCGGGCTGCCCCGGCGTACGGTACAAGCGGAAGTCCGAGTCCAGGACGTACTGCGGCGGCTGCTGCAGGATGGGAAACTCAATCGTCTGGATCGCAGAGAAGTTGCTCTCCCAAACCGGAAGGTCGTTGCCCTCGCCAGGAGCAACAGGAACCGGAATGTAATTGGTGCCGTTGCCTTCGATGTCCGAAACGATGTAAAGCGGCGAGTCCGCCGAGTAGCGCTGCAGGATGGCTCGCGCCGCAAACGCCGGCAGAGACGATGCAACGCGGTTGAGATCATCCGACAGCACGTTCGGGATCTCGCCAACAAAGTCCGGAATGGAATATGGAAAGGGCATCGCAATCCAGTGGTCAGTCGTCAGTGGTCAGGAACCAAAGCTGGTCACTGACCACTGTTCACTGTTGTTAAACGTCCAGCTCGTAGACATCCAGCACAACAAACCCAGCCTTCGGATTCGTGGTTGCCGGCAGCGCAGCCAGGTCAAGCGTGAGCACATCGCCCACATTGAAGCGGATGCCGGACGGAAACTGCGACGTGGTGGCCAGCGCGGTGGCGAGCGACTTGCCCGTAGCCGCACCCGCGATTGAGATGGTGCCGATCAGCGTGCCGTTCTGCTTGATGTTGACGGTAGTGTTGCCCGCGCCCGTGCCCGTATCGGAAAGGCAGAGCTGCGCGCCGGAGATCGTCATCGGCCTGGTCGCCGTGAAGGTGACCTGGCCAACGCTGACAGCCAGCGCCGCGGGCAGCGGAAGCGTGATCTGGTTTCTGCGAAAGCGTTCCTGCATCGGTTCCTCTTTTCATCCGCGGCCCTGGAGGTTGTCCAGGGCCGCGCCAGCAATGCGACAGCATCGTTGTTGGGTAATGCCTAGACGACCTGCTTGTAAACACCGCGGTAGTCGGTGATGGCGCCCGAGAACGGGAACTTCACCTTGTACTGCAGCTCATCGGCCGTGAACTGGGTGCCGATAGTGGGCTGGTTGGCGAGGAATATCTGCGGATTCTCGATACCGTCGAGGAAGCCGAGTTCCATGAACGGAGCGTTGTTCTGATCCGTCCCCGCATACCAGCTCTGGTTGTCGGTGGCGTCGAGCATCTCGTTCACGATGATCCGCTCGTTGTTCGCGCCGAAGGCGTGGAAGAACTGGTTGCTGCCCGCGGTGTCGGTCTGGTTGATGGCGATTGCCGTCGACTCAAGAGCCGCAGGCACCATCAGCCAGTTGAGGGGCAGGCCCAACGGCTCGCCGGAGTTCTTTTCCGACTGCAGCCGGAGAGCCGTGCGCACCACGATCAGTGCCGCAACACTGAGCGCCGAGGAGCCCACGTTGTTATGCGCTGCGTTGAACCAGCTCACGGAGTCAGCCGTGTAGTTGGGGTTGTTGAGGTAGAACCCGGTGATGAACCGCTTCAGGGTGAAGCGGCCGGCGCGGGCCAGGCGGCCGGGGAAGCGGGCGATGGCGCCCAAATCGTCATTGCGGATGGTCTCCTCAGAGATCGTGAGCATCCCGCCGTACTTGACCATCTGGTAGGTGATCAGCTCGTCCGTCGGATAGCTGACTTCGGCATAGTTCGCGCCTTCCGTCACCACCGGCAGTTCACTGAAGAAACCTTCACGCACCCGGTCCTGCAGCTTGTAATCGCTGATCGGCGCGCTGGTGTACAGGCTCTTCAATCCATCGAGCGCCAGCTCCGCCCAGTCCTGCAGCAGCCGCTTGGTCATGGAGTTGAGCAGGATGTTGGGGAAGTCGCCCGTCAACACGGCTTCCGCGGTCAGCAGGTTACCGCTGAACGTGCCGCCACCACGCAAGCGGTCGAGGTTCCAATCGCCCGTGATCTGCTTGTAGCCTTCCATCAACCCACGGAACGCGGGAACGCCCTTGCTCTGGCTCTCCCGCACGCCCAGTGCCGCTTCCATGGCGAGACTGAGTTTGTCGGCCGAGTCAAGCTCCACGCGAGCAGCCGGATGAACACGGCCGACGTTGGAGAATGCCGCGAACGCCGTGCGCACGCTGGCGATCTCGGCGTCGATCGCAGTCTGAGCCAGGTCCGACTCGGAGGTCAGCATGGTTTCCAGATGCGTGCGCGCCAGATCCTGCGCCGGCTTCGCGAGCTTGGATGCAACCAGCGAAGCTTCAATGCGGTTGCGGCTCTGGATGCGCTTCGCCTCGGCCAGCTGCGTTGCGGCAGCTTCCGCGGTGACGGCAGCCGCGGCAGCGATCGCCGGATCCACAGCAGGCGCTTCAGTGAGCGCACTCGTGACTGTTTCCAGGAAAGCCGGATAATCGGATTCCTGTACATTGGCAAACTGCAAGCTCAGCTCGGCGCAGCGCGGGGCGGACTTCTTGCGCAGCGCTTCGAGCAGTTGAAGAATCGACTTCTTCATAGGTGCTCCTTCGGTAGCGCTGGGAGCGCCGCCGCGGTTATGGCGATTTGGCACAATCGCGGTGGTGTTCGGTTTCACAGCGGCTGCCTGCGCCGCCGCCACATCGCTCCCTGCAAAACTTGCCGCGGTCAAGAACTCGCCGCCGGCCCCGGCGCGCGCGCACAGATCCACGGAGTACAGCGTGCCGAGGCTCTCCGCCACCAGGCACTGCTTGCCTTCCATCACGCCGGCCTTGTAACCCACGTTTGCCAGCATCGAAACGGCGAAGAGATTGAGGCGTCCAGCCTGACGCGCTTCATCAAGCTTGGAACGGAGTTCAGATTCAGCGGCGAATAGGTTCACGTAGCCCACGGCGCGCTGGCCTTCCACGCTGCTTCCATCCAGCCAGCCTGCGATCCGCTCGGGCTGCGTTGCCCCGGTCGGATCAGGCCCCTTGGGATCGGGATGGCGGCGGCCGAACGGCCTGCCGTTCATCGCCTCTGCAACCAGGCCGACAAACGCCGGCGGATAGTAGTGAGGAACCGCATGGCCGCTCACCGAGCCAGTTCCCCAGCCGGCGCGGATTGCGGTGATCTTGTAGCGGCCAGGCGTTGAAGTCGCGGCATCCGCCTCGGCCACCGTATCGAATTCGGAACTCTCAGCCACCGGCACATAGGCCGTGGTCACTTCCTCGGCCGCGCCAAAGGTTATCGTCTGCCCATCGAGCGTGTAGGTAATGCGGAATAGCGCGCCGTCCGGACCGCGGGCAATCACGTAATCGTTGAAAGTCTCGTAGAGATAGAAGCGCGAGCAGCCATCGGCATCCTGGCCGAATTGTTCGCGCAGGGCGCCGCCGAGAAGGCTCTGCTGCTCATCGAGCGACAGATCCGCCTCGGCGGCGATCAGGAATTGAAGTGGTTGCTTCATCGGTTCCCCTGCGTTGCTGGTTAAGGCCTACTGCGCGTGCTTGGCTGCCACTGCGGCAATCAAGTCGTCTTTCTTCAGGCCTGGATCAAGCGTCAAACCGTGAACATCGAGCGCGTGAGCTACGATCTCCGCTTTGTTCATGGCCTGCAGGTTCGGGGTCGAGTCCGTTGCGGCATCGATCGCGAAGCTGTATTTGCGCCCGTCGCTGGTTACGCAGACGCGCGTTGCAACTCCGTCGATGACGACGGTTACGTCCTTGAGCTTTTGCCACGGTTCCAGTTTGTCGACATCGGCTGCGCTGGTTGGCGCGGGCACACTGAAAAGCTTGTTCGCTGCTTTGAGCGCAGCAATGCGTTGCGCACGCTCATTACCGGGCAAATCCACCTTCGCCTGGGCCAGTGCGGCGGCGTAGCTGGTGCGCCACACGTTTGCGGTTTTGGCGCTCAGGAAGGCCGGAGGCGCCGGGATCGTTGGATCGATTGCTTTCGTATCGGGCATGATGTTTCCTTTCGTTCCGCCCTGCATGTTCTCAAGCGGCGCGGGCTGTGACCCCGATGCCCATGTCCTTGAGGAGCTGGCGTTCGGCGTCAGTGGGTTTCAGTAGGGTCTCGCTCAGGTGTGGTTGCACCAGGCAATGGCAGTTGATGGTGTTCTCCGCGCTGCCGTTGGGGTCGCGCGGGTACTGCAGCTCTTCGCCTTCCACAAGGAAAGGCTCTGCCGGCTTGCGGTCCTGGTTGTTCGCCAGCAGGTGACTCACACGCGGCACGCGCGCCACGGGGATATGCTTCCAGCGCTTCATCAGCCCCGGATGGTGCGGAGCCAGCGCGTTGATGCGCGTAACCGACGCCAGCGACTGAATGCGCATGATCTCGTTGGTTGCGATGGTCATGGCCCGCTCGCCCACCTGGGAGAACAGGCCGCTGAACTTGCCGTCCTCCAGGGTGGTGCCGATCTCCGTCACCAGTTGCTGCAGCTTCATTCCGCCAAGGGCGCCGCGCTGGATGGCCGCATTGATCTTGGCGCTCATGTCGTGCGTGAGGCCTCCGATCAGATCCGCCGAGTATCCCTGCACCACCTGCACCAGGGCGCGATCCACCACCGGATGCACGGCCAGCGTCGCAGTCCCGGCCGCCACCGTGGCGTCGATCGCGATAGCCGTCTGCTCGTAAGCCTTCACCTCCATCGCCGCGATCGCGCTCGATGCCTGCTGCGCAAAGTCAGCCATCACGCGGTTGACCTGGGCCTTCAGCGCCTGTAGCCTGGCGGCGTTGTAGCTCTCCGGCCGCGCCTGAGCCAGGTCCGCGAGGATCTCCTTGTTCGCCTGGTCAAGCAGCTGCTGGATGCGCCGCCGCGCCTCGGGAGACAGGGCCGCCGCCGCGCGCGTGAGCGCGTCGAGCTGTTGTGCGTAGGCCTGTGCGCGGCTATCTGCCATCTGTCCCCCTCGTGAGCTGCTGCTACGGCTTCAGGCCCACCAACACTTCGGTGAACGTGTTTCCAGAAGTCTGCGTGAACGTCGCGTTTGTGGACCCTGAGCCTGTCCACCCGTAGTGGAGAAGCGCGTAGGACCCATCGCCTGTCTCGGCCTGGGTGTCGATGGAGAAAGTTGTCACAGCTGATAGCGCCGTGGAGTATCCGGTGAACACGTCATCCAGCACCAGGTCTCCGGCGTTCGCGCTGCTGAAAGTTGCCCCGGTGCATCCAGTGGTGCAGTATTGCGTGTTCTGGTGATAGACGGGCGCGCCATCGGCCGCACCGGTTCCATTGGTCTCCCAAATACCAACATGGATATCCGTCGAGCATCCGCTTACCGACACTGACACCGTGCACGCCGCGCCGGCGACAATCGGTGCGGTGTAAACGGCCATGACCGTTCCGCCGGCAGATCCGCCAGTTCCATCCTGCGTCCAGGTCACACCGCAGCCAGTCGGCGCCGCGATAGCGCAGGCACTCGAACCCGCCTGAATAGCGGCTGTCAAATTGTTCCCGCTTGTCGTGTTCGACAGCAGGGCGGCGGAGACCGACGATCCATAGTTGTTACTGCCGATGGACTGCACAACCGCGCCGGGCGGCGTCGGCGCAGAGTAGACGCTGGTATTAAGCGCGCTGTTGGCGTAGCCAGGGAGACAGGCGATCTCGTTGAGCGTGGTGGGATAGCTGCTGATGTTAAAACTGCCGGTATAGAGCGTCCCGTGGGTGGCCGCGCCGTTGGCGCATGCCGGGGTGCTGCCGTCGAGCGTGTAGTAAATGTTCCCGGCCGAGGGCGTATCGCTGATGGTTACAGCAGTTGTGCCGGTGTAGGCTCCATTGCCGGGTGAGTCCACGGCTGGGTAAAGCTCAAGCCCAGTACCCAAAGGGAAGTTGCAGTTGGCTGCAGTTGAGACAAGGCCGCACATGATGACAGAGCCAAAGCGTATATCCGTGCCGGCAGGAATCGAGACTGTGCCCGCGCCAGCCCCCAGATAGATATACCCGGAGGTTGATCCATTTGCGGGATTCTGCGCGAGACTTCCAGGGATGATCTGTCCTGTCGCCGCGTTCCACAGGCCAAGATAGTCTGTGCCAGAATAGTTGACCTGGCCACACACGATGGTGGCAGGCGGCGCAGTGGTGAAGGCATTATTCGACGCGTAGTTGGTTCCCACGCCGCTTTCAAGATTCCATTGCAAGTACGTGCCAGTCCCACGCATCTGCATGTTCACAAAGTCGCCGCCACCCGCGTTGCCGTTGAGGCTGGCAATGTCGGTGGCGCCCCAGCTTGCTTGATTCTGCGGAATGTCAGGCGCTATCCAGACGCAGTAAGCACGCTGATTTGTAGTGCCAGACGCCGGGAACGTGATGAGGATGTCGTTATCCTCCGTAGCACCACCGCTGGTCAACTCCATGCCGCTAACGCCATTGTTTGGCCACGAGAGTCCAGCGATGTTCGGCTTCACCATCCACGGATTGCCCTGCGCCAGGGTTATGCAATTAAGAACACTGGCAGGGTTCGAGATAGTGACGGATGCCCCGGAAGGAAATGGGAACATCGAGTTTTGAATATTCGTGGCCGTGGGCACAGCGCCGTTAGGGCAGGCGCTCCAATCCATCACGCTCCAGTTCTGCGCGGTGAGATTTTGCACGGGAACGAACGCATTCCGGAATTGTCCCCATGAGGTGCAGGACAGCGAAGCCGACAGTGCGAGCAGGAGTAGCTGTTTCATTAGTTCGCCTCCGCCACACCAGGCGTCTTATGCGGCCAGGTCAGGGTCACCGATTGAAGGTTGGCGGTCGCGCTCGATCCGGACGCGGTGCACACCTTGAAGTTGGCCACGTCGCCGGCAGCCCAGCCGGTGATGGACGTGGAGTTCAGCTGCAGGCTCTGGCTGTAAGGCGTGTTCGCGGTGCCCCCAGTCGTGGTGGTGGAGAAAGTCTGCGCCGCGGTGAATGCCGCATCGTCTGTGGTTGTGGACGCCGCGGCCTGGACGGTGAAGACGATGCTCTGCGAAGCAGTGCTTCCGCTCTGCGCATAATTGAGGCGCACCTCCGGACCGTTCGCCGTGTCCCAATCGCCGGGAATCTCATCCTGGAACTGCGCGCATTGCGAGGCCACAAACTGCAGGTAGCCGGTCTGCACGTTTGTGCCGGTGCGGCACACGGGGCTGGGCGCGGAGGTAGCCGGCAGGCTCAGCCCCGCGGCCGCCATGGTCCCATTGCAACTGGCAGTCACTATCACTTCGCGCAGCCAGAGATCGCCTGGAGCGTACGCGCCGGCCGCGGATGTCGACATGGGCACCATGCCTGGCGTGGTGGTGGAGTTGGCCCCGTCGACCATGACCGTGCTACCCCCGTCGATAATCGAGTCCCCCGACGTACTGTTCATCACAGCGGGATGTCCGACAGTGGCGCCGCTGCCGGGACCGGTCACAGGGTTGGTGAGGGCGGCCTGCTTGCCGTTGAACGTATTCCAATCCGCGCTGGAGAGATAACCAGGCGTCGACGTGGTCGCCTGCGTGATCGAGATCACGGGCGCGGCTCCGCCGCTGGAAACGATAGGCGCGGTACCGGTGACGCCAGTTATGGAGCCCGAGCTTGGCGCGTGGCAGACCCCGTCCTCTGGGCTCCACAGCCAGGTGGGGGTGTTACAGCCCGTGAGGGACTGAAAGAGCGCCGCGATCTGTGACAGCGTAAGGTACGCGGAGAGGTTCGCAGGAGTGGAGCTGTCATGCTGCCAGCTCAGATTAACTGCGGCGGTCGGTGCTGCAGGCACTGAGCCTGAGAAGTTGTAAGGAACGGTCTGCGCGGCCACGGTCAGAGGCAGCAAGAGCGCGAGGGCGGCGGACAAACGGATCAGCTTCAAAGTGTTCCTCCATTGACGGTGGGGCTTGCGCCGCCCGCGTTGGCGATAAGAGTTCCATTGACATACACGGCCGGGCTGGTGCTTGAGAGGAGCGTTCCGTTGACGTACACAGACACGCTGCTGCTGCTAGAACTGCTACCGCTCAACGTGCAAACAAGCGTTGTGGAGTTGCAGCTCAGCCCGGTGATAGTGAAGCTGCCCGACAGCCCATTGATCGAAGCGACATAGCTTGCAGGCGATGTGGGCGGCGCGGTGGGAATATAGTTGCCCAGGTCGCAGGTTGTGACGCCCGCCGTGGTTGTGCAGTAGGAAGCGGAGGCCGATACTGGCACGCAGCTATAGGCCGCGGTGAGCACCGTTGAGTAGGTCAGCTTGAAACAGATAGGCGGAGAAGTCAGCGCCGTATCTGAAAGCGGCACAGAGAATGCACCCGCTGTCACGGAGATGGGAAATTGAGCCGACGTGGCCACACCGCCGCCAGGCTTGTGATAGCTCGTTGGCGTTCCGTTCGGCAGCACTGGCTGCGCGTAGATCGTGCCCGTCACCGGCTTGTTAGCTGAGTCAGTAACGGACGTGGATTGAAACACCACGGTCTGCGCCTGAGCGCCGATCGCCGCCGCGACCAGGGCGAAAATGAGAACCACTCTCCGCATCACTTCACCCCCGTGCGCTGCTCGTCTTCGTCCAGCTCGTCGGCATCCGGGCCTTGGCCCGTTTCATCCTTCGAGTTCGGCGTGCCCGGCAGCTTCAGCGTCTTCAGGACGCCGGCCAGGGCCGACTGCGGGAAGAAGCTGTCCTGCTGCTTGGCCGCGCGATCGTCCTTCTCCTGCTGCGCCGCCTTGTATTCCATCTGGCTATCGTCGATATCCACGCCGATCTCAGAGAGGAGCGTGTGGAATGCGCGCGCCGCGGTGATGCCGGTAATCCATCCCTCCTGCTGGCCCACCTGCAGCGCCGTGGCGCCGCCCGTGAGCGTCTGCGCGCCCTTGTCCAGATCCTTGACTGCGACCTCGGGAAACTCGATGGTGTAAGTCAGGTCCACGCCCGTGGGCAGTACGCCGGCCTGCTGCGCGCGATCGAGCACAAAATTCAGCACGGCCTTGATGCAGCGCGACAAAAGGTTCTGCCGCTTCTGGATCTTCTTCGTGAACGGCGCATTCATCTCCAGCGCCGACGCGCGGTTGGCATCGTCGCCATCGCCCATCAGCACTGGCGGAATGCCTGCGCCGCCCAGGCCATACTTCTTCACCATGGCCGCGCCCTGCGCCATGTCCTGACCTTTGAAGTCCGGCGTCTGCGCTTCGATCTTGACCTGCTCGTTGGTTACCTGCACGCCGCCCTGGCGCGGCGGGTCTTTGGTCAGCTTGTCCTTGAACTCGCTCACCTTCTTCGGATCCGCGCCGGTCAGCGTGTAATGCCACACGAACGAGTTCAGGAAGCGGCACTTGTCCGCAAAGTCGAAGATGAGCTGATCGAATACGTCGATCCAGTCGGCCAGGGCGAACAGCTCGCTGAAGCCGCGGCTGGCGCTCTTCACCTTGTTCAGCGACCAGTAAAAGCATTCGCCGTTCAGCCGGCCGTAGTTCTCATCGTTCGGATCCTCGACGCGGCGGATGATGAGCATCGGCTTCTGCAGTACCTCGCCAACCTCGCGGCGCAGCCTGACAGCGAAAGGCACGTTGATGCTGGCCGTGCCGTCTGCCGTGGCCATCTCAGCGAACTGGATGGTGTCGATGTTCATCGGGTCGATGTAGCCGACGCGCACCTTGCCATCGACAGGGTTCACCGCAACCGGAACGCACAGCTCGCCGAAGATGGTCTTCTCATCGCACCAGCTCTCGATGTTGGCGTCCATGTCGTTCACTTCGTCGTTCCAGAAGTTGTCAATCACCTCCTGGACGCGCGGATCCTTGGCCGTGATGCGAACGCCCTTGCCCAGCGTGTAGTCAGTGAGGATCTCGACGATGCGCTTGCCGAAGGGCGTGGTGACCGCGAGGAAGTAGCAGACCTGCAGCATGCGGTCATGCATCAGCGGGTTCAGATCGCGCAGCGTAGCCAGGCTGGTGATGCGGCGAAAGCCAGGATCCTCGCCATCGCCCGTGGTCAGCGTGAAGAGCTGCGGTGCAACAGCCTCGGCAGCCAGGCGCTGCTCTTCCGTGATCTTGCCCGTGCCCAGCATCTTGTAGGCGGCGGTGAGCATGGGGATATCGCTCTCCGCCACGTTTGTCATACCTGCCTTTACCAGCGCGCCGCGCACCGCGGCCGTGTCCTGATCCTCGCGCGCAGCCTCCCAGCGCTTCGCCTCATTGAGGTTCAGCATGGTCAGGCTATTGCGTTCACTCACGCCGCGCCGCGAAAACATCGTCTTGATCCGCCCCGGAATCAACCCCATCTGGAACTCCTGTCACGGCGCACGAAATCGCCATCGCCCCGGCCTGTGGCCGTCATCACTTCGCCGCGGCCGAATGTCATTTCTCGGCCGCCCACCTGGACATTGCTCGACGCAATCGCAGCTTGAAAGTTGAACTGCCTCGCGAGCTGCACCGCGCCCTGCAGCGCGTCGGCCTGGTCATCCTTCATCTTTCCGAGAAAGATGAGCTGGTTGATCAGCGTCTTCTGTGTCCCATCAAGGCAGAAGCGAATCGTGCCATTCTCCACCAGACCTGAGATGCTGGAGATTCGGAGAAACTTGTCGGTCAGGTTTGGGACGCCGACGATGTTGATATAGCGGCCAGTGACACGGCTCTGCTCTTCCATCTCTTGCTTAAGCGCATCCTGATAAGCCTGGTTTTCGATGCCGACAACCATCGGCTGCTCTTCATCGAAGCGGTTGAGAATGAATTCCTTTTGTTTGATATAGGGCAGCTTGACGCCCTCGGAGCGCTCGACATGCAGAAATCCATTTCCGTCGATCGCGAGCGTAACGCTTGCGAAGAAGTCCGCGCGTTTCTTGAGGCTGATCGCTGGATCGTAATAGGTAACCCTTACCGTGGTCTTTTGGCGCAGCTCTTCGCGGGTGAACGCATGGCGCTTTATCCAGTCCTCCTGGAAGACTTGCGTATCTGCGCTAATGGGTCGGTTGCGAAATTCCTGATTGAATTCAACCGACCCAATGTCTTCTTCTTTTTGTTTGAGGGATTCGATGTCCCAGTTCTCCGGCCAGAGGACCGACTCCGGAGACCATTCATCGTCGACGGCCTCCAGCTTCCTTTTAACGAAACGCTTGAATTTATCAGGATCAAGAAGATTAGAGAGAAACGAGTCGAAGTGAAGAATGGTGCCGACCGCGAAAATCTGGGCGCGCTTGCCCAGGCTCATCACAGTTCCCTTAAACCACTTCATCAACTTCGCGCGGGTCTCGGGATTCTCGACAGACTCCTCTTCTTCGAGATCGTCGATGATGATCAAGTCAGGCCGGTACTGCCGATAACGCATCCCGCGGAGGCTCTGGCCCGCTCCGCGCGCCGCGATCGTAATACCGGTACTCGTGCGGCAGTCGTTTACATCCCACTTCTTATCGCCGACCAGGTCGCCAAAATCCTGCCGCAACTCGGCGTTGGTTTCAAGCTCTTCCTTGATCGAGGCGAGCTGAAGCGCGGCGTTCGGCTGGCTATCGCCGATCAGGATAATAAAACGGCGCAGCTTGTAGCAGATGCAATAGAGCGGAAAGATAACCGATACGACCGTAGATTTGGCATGCTCGCGAGGCGCAGCGATCGCAGCGAATCGCTCGGTCAGGAGGATCGTGTAAAGTTCGCGGTGGAACTGGGCCGGAGGGATGAACGCGCCAGTTTCTGGATCGAGCATGAAGTGGCGCAGATATTTGACCGCGAAATCGCTGATCTGTTCGGCCAGCTCCCACGCTTTAGAGAGAACAACCGTTCCCTCCGAGCGTTCACCGCGCGGCTTGACAGGGACTTTGGAGAAGACAGACCGGAGGGACGCTCCGGCCTCCTCACGCCGCTGTCGCTTCGATTTGTTTTGCGAAGGCCTCGGCGGCATGAGTTAACTCCTGGATCAAATCTTCCTGAATCGGGTCGAGCACTTCGCGGATTTGGGTGCGGGTCCGCAGCTTCTTCAAAAGGTCCTGGGCTGCCAGCAGGTAGATCTCGCGCGGATCGCCGGCCTCGGCCGCCAGCTTGGCGCGCTCGGCCTCGATCTTCGCCAGGTCAGCTTCCACACGCCGCGCCTGCAGCTCCACGCGCTGTAGCCGGCTCATGGTCAGCGCCAGGGCATTCAGGCCACCCAGAAACTTATCCTGGTCGCCAGGCCCCACGTTGCGCATCAGGCTGAATACCTGGTCGCGCATGGCGTTGATCACCGCGGCATTGCCTTCCGGCAGTGACTTCGTTGCCAGCGCCGCGGCCCACTGCCGCGCCTGCTCGCCTTCCTTCAGCACCTGGCTGCGCACCTGGGCAATGCGAAGATCGAACCACCGCTGCAGCGTGGTCTTTGCCAGCTTCAGCTCCGGGAACATCTCCAGCGTCTTAAGATCGAGCGTCTCCCACTCGATAAAGCCGCCGCCGTCCTTCTCCCAGTCCTTGCTGAACGGCCGGCTCGACTGCTCCTCGATCTCGATCCAGGTGCGGCCGCGGTCATACAGCAGCTTGATCGCATCCCGCGCGCCCTGCGGCAGTCTGTCGATCTTGAGCGGTTGATTCACTTCCCGCTTTTCGCCGGTCTTTGGTCTGGGCTTTGTCATGCGGCCTCAACTGAACATCAGTTCGTCGTTGTCCTTGCGGCGCGCAACAACGGCAAGGCCCGCGGGGGTGAGCATGATCTCCTCGGCGATGTAGCGCTCCAGCTCGTCGCTGAACGACTGCGCGAAGGTGACGTAGTTCAACACCTGAAGATCTTGAAGCATGGTCATCGTCTGGCGCGCGCTCATGTTGGAGCCGATGTCCCGCATCATCTCCTGCAGCAGCGAATCGTTCATGCGGTCGAGCTGCTTTTCGTGGCCCTGCCGAATGAACTTCAACATATTCCCGCGCCGCCGTTTGATTTGCTTGAACTCTTGATCCGAGATCATTTCTCCCCCCGCACCGTCAACGTCATCACCGCTTTAGCCAGATCGCCGATCGTCTGGTTGATCTTGTCGAGAACCACGTCCTGGCGGTCCAGCCGCTCATACACGCTCGGGAACTCCTGCGCCGCGTAGATCGCCAGCCGCTGAACCTCCTGCGCCTGCTTGCCACCCTGCTCAGCCAGCCGGGTAAGTGCATCCGCCGTCCGCCCCGCCGCCTCGGCCTGGGCACTTACTCCACCAGCCATCAAAGTGAAACTTTCCCTGACTGTCTGGTTAAGTCCGTCCAGGAACTTACCCAGAACGAAGATCGCCAACATAGCAATCAGGAACGCCGGACCCCAGTTTTGTAACAAGGCAAAAGCCTTCGTAGGTTCGCTTCTAAGTACCTCGAAAGCGCTGAGCACCAGGGCCGTTCCGCTGGCGCCGCCGATCACCACCCCGACATTCCGGAACCAGCCGCTCCGGAACCCAACCTTGACCTCCGAGACCTGCTCGGCAGCGCCCTTCAGGTTCAGCATCACCATGCCGTCTCTTCCCCCTCGAATCCCGCCCCGGCTCCAAAATCGTCCCCGGAAGGTTAGGCCGCCCAGGTTTTTGCCGGTTTCCTGCCCCGTTTTTGCCCCGCCAAGCCCGTTTTGGACCCCGGCTGGGGGGTAGGGTGCCTAAAATCGTCCCGGCGCCCTGGAGCCCCGCCTGCCCGTTTTCCTATTTCTTCGCCTCGGTCACAGCCTGGGCAACCCCGAGGTTGTCCGGGCGCATCCACATCTCAGCGAACTTCGTGCCGAACCCCTTCATGGCCCCGGCGTCTGTGGAAAACACCGCCGAATTGTCCTGGCGGCTCTCGCCCTGGACAGAAAAATTGGCCGAGCCGTCCCGTAAGAGGCAGTCATCCACCAGATAACTCTTCAAGTGCATGAGTACCTTGGAGTACTTCACCTTGATAGTCACGCCGGGCACGTCCATAAGTTCGTGGATAGGTGACCGCTGGCAACTTATATCTCCCCGGCACTCGGCCTGGAGTTCTCCCCGGTCGAGATAGATTCGGATAACGACGCCATGGCCAGCCTGGGCCTTCAGCACGTCGATCATCGCCTGGTCGGTGAGCGAGAAGGCGGCCAGGTCGATCGACTTCACCGCGGACTTGATCGCGTTCACGTCGAACGGCTCAAGATTCGTCTCCGGGGAGTAGTAGGTGCCGAGGGGAAGTCCGGTCGCCGCCTCGACCGGAATCACCAGCTTCGCCTGCAGATCGTTGCCCGTCTGGGCATCCACAACTGCTTGCCCAGCGAAGCCGCAGAGCATCCCGGCCAGCATGGCGGCCGGTCCAATCAATCTCGCAATCCTCATCCGCATACACCCTCCATCAAACTGCGCATTCGCGCCTCCACTGCCGCGTTCGTCATCCACCAGGGGCTCTCGGTGCAGATCAGCTTCAGCGTCTGCGCCGGCTCCTCATAGGTCCACAGCACTTTGCTGTCCGCATCCTTCGCCGATCCCTGGTCGCCAACCGAGACAACCTCGACGGCCTCCACGCGGATCCGCGCCCGAAACGCCTTGAAGCGATCGCGTGTGATCTCCTTGAACACCACCGCGACCGGCTTGCTTGCTGGCAAGGGATTTCTCCGTGTGCTGCTGCAGTGCCGGGCTGGTTGCTCCCGGCACTACAGGTTGGTTGATTTACCCAGGTACGCGCGCCGTACTTCGGACGGTCTTCGCAGCCTTCAAACCCACCAGGGCGGCTGCTGCAATCTGGGGTCTTTCTCTGTTTGGGGTTATCTAGAAACCTGCCAGGTAGAGATTCCCCCACCCGTTGGCGACCTGCAAGGCCGCGAAAGATGCCGGCTCCTGATAGTGCGCGGCCACCAGCTCGACTGCGCGGTCGGCGTCCAGGTAGGGCTTAACTGCGGCCAGCTTGATAGGTGAGTCGTGCGCCATCTGCGCCACGGCTGCCTTGGAGCTGATGGACTGCACCAGTGCAAGCATCGCGGAGACGATCGTCGCCACGCCCTGGATCGCAGCCAGCGCATGCTTCTGACTGGCGCTGTCCGTGATCTTCGCGGCGGTAAGCAGGCTGGCGTTTACCTGCTGCTGGAACGTAACGATCTGCGATTGAATCGTGGCCAGGACGCCGGCGGATGGGTTTGCCAGATACGCCTTGGCCTGAGTAACCAGCGCGTTCGACGCGGCATCGAAGCCCACCGTAGCCGCCGCAAAGATGGGCGCATCCAACGGCGCAAGCAGTGACGCCGTCGTGTCGACGGTGGCCACCGCGCCCTGCAGCGCCGGCGTCCAGTTCACAATGTCCTGGGCAACCGTCGCTCCGGAGCAGCCGGCCATCGGCAGAGTCCCGGTGACAAGCAGCGCACACAGCATCAGCACTGGAAGCGTGGAGCTGGAGCTGATCGGAGGACCTGAAGTCGGCTCTCCCTTGCGATACCAGGCATAGAGCGCGATGCCGGTCAGGACCGCCGACTGCGCATATCCCGGAATCAGGCCATAGACCTGCAGCACCAGGGCGTGAAACTGGGGCAGGTAGTTAAAGGCGCCCACCAGGAACGCCGCGAACGCAACCAGGTGCGTCCACACGCTGTACTTCGCAAACCACTTCTGAATCGTCTGCATGAAACTCTCCTTCACTTTTGGGGTTGGGGTATAGCCGGCGCAGCTGGCGCCTGCTGTGGGGGCGCCGGCGCGGCCGGCGAGAGGACGAACGCCGCCAGCGTCGGCGGCAAGTCGTACTGCGTCAGGTCGAATTCCTGGATCAGCTTCACCAGGGTCTGGGCATAGATGGGTGAGGTCGAGTAGCCGCAACGCTGCAGCTCGGTGGCGAACAGCTCCGGGTTGGTCTTCACCGCCATCGCTGGCTTGTACCGGGCGGCCAGCGAGAGCAACCGGGCATGCGCCTCAAAGCTGCCCTGCGGCGACGGGTAGCGGGCGAAGTCCGCCGTCGTCTTCACTTCTTTCCCGTTGACGTACTCCTCGGTGGGCAGCGCGACGTACGTTTCGGGATCAATCGTGCTCGCAGCCTTGATACCGAAATAGTTGTTATAAGCGGTAGCGAGGATCGAGCAGCCCCAGCCAAGATCGTTGCTCGATTCCAGGATCGACTGCGCCAGTGTTACCGAGGCGGGCACGCCGTATTCGCGCATCGTCGCAATCGCCGCCGGCACCGTGGCCGCCAGGTACTTCTGCTCGCTCTCAGTCATCGCACCCACTCCTTCGCACGCAACGCAGCATCCCAGGAGGTCGAGGCAGGCAATCGGAGGCCGGGAGCTGGGACGCGCAAACGTCGCACGCATGCAGCTCCACGGACACTCACTGCTCTGGCAACTCCGCTGAACCTTTCTCAAGATTTCGCGGTGCACAGTCCCCTTGAGGAATGATTTGATTTTGGAGATAGGTTGCACGCAGAAGGGCGCAAGCGCGGCGACGCGCTTACGCAATACGTGGAGCGGAAGGATTAGTAGGGAGGCTGGGTATAGGTCGGATGGGGACGGTCGAGGTCGCTAATAATTGCGCCGATCACCCCAGACAGCAGTCCGTAGAGACAGAGTGCAAAGAAGACAGCCCAGAACACGCCGCCAGCGGTGACTGGCCGCGCAGGACCCACAGGTCCCTGCAGCATCTCCGCTGGCGATCCAGCGGGCGCGCGCTCAGGCAGCATCTCGTACTCCTTCAGGCCGGCAGCCTTGTGCGCCTTTTCGCAGGCTCCGTGTTCATAGACCAACCAGCCTGCCGGCTGCCCGCAGTACTTGCAATTTGCCATCCCTACCTTCCCACCGTTGGGAACCAGTTTTCGACCATTTCCATAACATGGGCTCGGAGTTCCGCTGTCTGCTCAGCGTCTAAGCGTGTCCCGGCGGCTTGGCCGAGATACACATTCAACTCAATGTGGTCTCCCCCGAAAATCCGTTGATCGCCAGGCGAGTTGATGTTGATCAATTGTCGAGGCGCTGCCGGTTCGTCTTTCCTCTCCTCGGGTTCTGCTCCGTCCATGATGTCCCCCAGCTGCTCTTTCAAAAACAATTCTCTCTCTCGCACCTTATCTCCCAGGAAATGAGGACTAATCGGCACAAGATCACGCTATTTTCAATAGTCGCGCCACCATTTCGGGATCACGGCTCTTGGTTTCATGGCACAACTCATAGAAAACGATGATCATCTGGGCATATTTATGAATCGAGAGCTTCCGTCCCCTCTTTTTTAGTTCCGCATCGACTGTCTCAATTGCAAAAGCCATAACCTCCCGGTCCCATGGCACCGCCTCCGGGTCGTCGCTTGTCTTTGATCTTTGGGCTTGAGGCGATGGCGCGGGAGCGCGCCTTTGGCCACCCATAACTGATCCGACCACACGGTCTGAAGCTTCCTGTATCTCGGGAATCATCGGCTTGCCCATCAAATACTGCTCGGGCAGGCCGGCGTGCTCCAAGAAAAACAGTTTATCTACACCGCTCGCCATGGACGCCAGGCGAATCAGCGCCTCAGGGACCGGGCGCGCCTTTGCTTTCTCCCATTTGGAGATGGCTGTCTGAGATTGGCCCAGTCTTTCAGAGAATTCCACCTGCGTGAGCTTCAGCTCATTCCGCACACGCCGAATTGCCTGCGCGATCAGGGCTAATTGTTTGTCTCTATCGTGCACAGAAAAACCCTCTTGACGTTGTATGAAAGCGGTGCTAGTCTCGGTTTCATATTCAGGAGTTTCAACTTGAACCAAAGTTACCACAAGACCATCTCGCCTGAGATCGCCAATGCTGCGGCCTTTTATGGCACGTACAGTGCAATCGCCCGGAAGCTGAAAGTCTCCCCGCAAGCTGTCCGGCAGGTCGCGTGTGGAATTTCGCGGTCGCGCCGGATCGAGAATGCCCTCCGCCAAGAGATTAAGCGGCGCATGGATCAGCTCGGGAAGAAGGCTGCATGATGGGAAAGACGCCATGCACCAACTCTGAGGCATTCCGGCGCGGCGAATCCACTGCAAATGTGCAGCGATTTTTTGCACCCACGCAACCCTCCCTCTTTCCCGATGATCCGCCGCCTATTCCAGGGTCCATGCATGACGCGCATATCGTGCGCGCCGCGCTTGTGGATGCCATTCGGGGATGCGGCAAGAGCCGCGAAACCATTGCGGATGAAATGTCCGCTTTATCTGGGGTGGAGATCACGGTGCGCCGCCTTGACGGCTTCACCGCAGAATCCCGCGAGGATCTCCGCTTCCCTATGGAACTGGCCCGCGCCTTCTGCGTGGTGACCGGCGACACCAATCTTCTTCGCAGCGTCGTCGCGGGGCTGGGGCTGCAGCTCATCAATGCAGTCGAGTGGGATCTGCTCAACCTTGGCCGGGAATACCTGAAGCAGAAGCGGGCAACAGAGAAGGCTCGCTTACTAGAGCAACGGCTCTCGGGGGTTGAAGAACTATGACACCCCTGCAATGCCTCGTGTTTGGCGCCTGCGCCGCCTTTGCTGCCTTCGCCGCATGGCTCTCCTGGTACATCAACCGGCCGGAGGGCAGACGATGACAACCCTTCAAAGCTTCTGCTTCTACAGCGGGATTGTCTTAGCCGGTTCCGCAGTGTGGTTCTTCGCAAGCTTCATGGTGTGTTTCTGCTGGGCCATTAGCCGGCGCTGGGGGAAACGATGAGCACCGCTCTCGCCCTCGTTCCCCGCCACAAAGATCATTGGCTCACAGCCGAAGAGATTATCGCCGCGACCGGCTGGACCGACCGCTGGCTCAGAGAGAAAGAATCGCGCGGCGAGATTGTCTCGCGCGAATCCACTGAGAAGGCAGCCAACGGCCGCTTTAAGAAGCTCTACCTGGCCGCGTCGTTCCCGGCAGAGATCCGCGAGAAGCTGCTCGGCGAGCAGCCGCAGACCTTCATCTGCGGCCCGCTCTTCAAGGGCGTAGCCGCCGCGCCCATTCCGGAGCGCCGCATCCTGCTGCCCGATCCGGCAGACCAGGCCCAAGCCGAGCAGCGCCTGGCCACCATCCGCCCCATCCTGGACTACGCAGCCGATCCCAACCGCTGGGCAGCCTTCCGCCTGGCCAACGGCACGCCGGTCACATCGCAGACCAGGCTCATTCGATACATCGCGGAAACCAGCACGCGCAGCAACAAAGTCTCCGAGCGCACGTTGAAGATCTGGCTGGCCCGCTTCCGCGCCGGCGGCTTTGCGGCCCTGGCCGATAAGACACGCGCCGACAAGGACACCTTCCGCTGGGCCAAGCAGAGCGCGCAGCATCGCGAGCTGGCGGAGATTGCCGCCTACGCCTACCTGCACGAGCATCTCCACAAGCGCATGAGCTGGGAGATCGTGAAAGCTCGCGCGCAGCAGCTCGGGATTACGCCCCCCAGTTATGAGACCGTCCGCGCGCAGCTCGACAACCTGCCCGCGCCTCTCCGCACCCTCGCCCTTGAAGGCCGCAGGAAGTATGACGAGATCTTCGCGCCTTACATCCGCCGCGGCTACACCGACTTTGAGGCGAACGAGATCTGGGTATCGGACCACGCCATCATCGATGTGCTGGTGCAGAACGATCTCTTCGATCAAAAGACCCGCGAGGCCATCCGGCTGCGTTTCACCGGCATTCTCGACATGCGCTCACGCAAGATGCTGGCCTATGCCTGGTCGCAGGAAGGCTCATCCAGGTCCATCACCCGCTGCCTGCGCATGGCCATCCAGCTGCACGGCCCTGGCCGGCTCTTCTACTGCGACAACGGCAAGGATTACAAGAAGGCCGGCGGCGGCAAGCGCGGCGGCGCGTGGCTCCTGGATGACATGCCGCCCGAAGTCATCGGCGTAATCGGCCGCGTGGGTATGGAGACGCAGTACTGCCAGCCGTTCCATCCACAAGCCAAGGCCATTGAGCGCTACAACAACACGATGCACCAGCGGCTGGACCGCCGCTTCAAAACCTACTCCGGCCCATCGCCGGACAAGCGGCCGGACCGCTGCATCGCCGCTCTCGAACGCCATCAAAAACTTCTGGCCAAGGGTCGCGCCGATGAGTCCGATCTGCCGCTCGCCTCCGAGTACATTCGTGCCGCTGCCGCGTGGATCGAGAGCGAGTACAACGAGCGCACCAAGGATGTCGAAGGCATGAAGGGCCTGACGCCCAACCAGGCCTTTGCGCAGTACCGCTGGCAGCAGCAGCCGCCCACGCCTGAGCCGCACGTCCTGGCCTGCCTGCTGGCAGAGCGCACGCAGCGCACCATCCACGACGGCCGCGTTGAACTGATGGGCCGCAAGTACACCGGCGTGGACGATGACAGCCGCAAGGCGCTGCATGACCACAGCGGCACCGGCGAGAAGTACACCGTCGCCTATGACTATCCGGACGCCGACCTGCTGGCCGTGATCGACGCGGACGGCTATGTGATCGCGCACCTTGAGGCGGAGACGCTGGTGCGCCACGCCAAGGATGCCGACACCCAGGCCGCGATCGCCGCCAGCATGCAGGAGCGCGGACGCCGCTACAAGGAGACGCGCGGCAAGCTCGACGAGCTGAAGAAGCGCGTCCTGGCCACCGGCTACATGCCCCAGCACGATCAGATGCTGGCCATCGGCAGCCTGCCTATCGACATTGATCAGCTTGTTGTCCACCGCCCCACACCCGCCCGGCTCCAACCACCCACCCCAACCACGCAGCCGGGAACCACGGCTGCGGCTGCAAACAAACTTTTGGAGGCACTCCGCAAATGACCCCTTACGACCCGCAACAGCAGCGCGTGCAGAAGCTGGCGCTGGCATTCATCGCACGCACCGGCATGGCCCCCGCGGACTTTGCAACCCGCGTCGGCTATGGCTACAAGTCCATCCATCTCTTCCTCATTGGGAAGTACGAACGCATCAAGGATCAGGGCCTGGTGAACGCCGTCCTCACCTTCCTTGAGAGCAACCCCCTGGAGGCGGCCGACGGCTTCACCGGCAATATCTACGAGACCGGCGCGGTCACCGCCATGCGCGACATCTTCAAGCGCCTCCTGGAACGGCCCAGGCTGTTTCTGGCATACGCGCCTCCTGGATCCGGCAAGACGGATATCGCACGGCACCTGATCACCGAGGACACAGCCGCCCACGGCGCGCCGCGTGTCTTCCGCATCTACTGCCGGGCGCGCATCAGCCCACGCGATCTGATCCGCCGCATCTGCTACGCCTGCGGCACCACCATGCACTCCTCTATTGAGCGCTCCATCGCCAACCTGCGGTATGACTTCCGCGGCCAGCGCGTGGCTCTCTATTTAGATGAAGCACAGCATCTCTCCATGGACTGCTTCGAGACGGTGCGCGAGCTGCTTGACGAGAGCCCGCGCTTCTCGCTCTGCTTCGCCGGATCGCATGAACTCGAAAAGGTGTTCGACGACTTCGCCGAGACGCTGGAGCAGCTGGAGCGCCGCGTCACCGACAAGGTGCACCTGCCCGCGCTCACCCGCGATGAGGCGGCCGGCATCCTGCGGCAGGAGCTGGTCGAGGTGGCTCCGCATCTTGAAGCCGCGGTGATCCAGGAGCAGATTGACCTGGCCTCCATCACCGTCCGGATTAACAAGAAGCGCGAGCGCTACATCTCCATCGGCCGCCTCATGGCCGCTGCCCGCGACGCACGAGAGACGCTGGCCACCAACGCACCGGCCACTGACCTGAGCGGGGAATGGGAGGCTGTCCAGTGACCCTCCTGCACCCTGTTCAATCGCTCCGCAACGCGTGGACCTGGCTCATGGACGGCAGCCTCGTCGATGCCCGTTGCGACTACTTTGAGCGCCTCTGCCGGCGCTCCTGCAGCAGGATCGAGCTGATGCTCTATGTCTTCCTGATCCTGGTCGTTGTCTACCTGGTCGGCGAGGTTGCGCCGGTCTTCTTCCACGGCGGCCCTGTCGACCGCATCGCCGGAGGTGCCCGATGACTCCATTCCAAATCAGTCTCCGCGAGGCAACGCTACTCACCGTCAACCTGCAAGCGGACCTTGAGGCCACCGAACGCGCTTACGAAATAATTGGCGGCTCTTATGAGAGGACGCTAAGGGAACTGCGCCGTGCCAAGGCAACAGCCACGTTGATCAACCTGCGTCTCGCTGAGGCGGAAGCCGAGCTAGTCAAGACTGGAGGCTCCCTGTGACCGAGAAGGATTCCCACCTCATAGTCAGCGCCGATGGGGGCGGCGACGTGCAGTGCTTCACCGGCGCGGGCTGCATACAGATTTCCGCCGAGACGTTTGCCGCCATGGTTGAACTGCGCGACAACCTGAGCCTCGCACTCGATTGCCTGGACGTGTTCGCTGGCGTTCCGATCCCGGTCAAGCAATCCATCATGCGCAGCATCTCCACGGCACGGCAGGGGCTCTTCCACGCTCATCTCATGCACGACATGAAGCACGGTGTCAGCGAAGGCGAGGTGCATTGATGTGCGAAACCTGCAGAGCAATGGCGGAGCGCACTGGCGATCGCGGCCAGCGCTATGCGGTCTCCTGCCTCGGATTCGATGGCGAGAACCCCGGCGAACGCAAGGTAATCGGCTGGACCAACCAGGCAGATGGCGGTGGTCTGGTCGACATGATTGAGCTTCACCCCACTTGGAACTCTCCGCTCGTGCATGACCGCGAGAACGACTTCGCGCATGGCAAAGAGGCCAACTGATGGACGTGCAAACCAAGAAGTGCGACGTTTGCCTGCGGCAAAAGCAGGAGACCAATCACTGGTTCGTCGTCGCGCTGGATAAGACCACCGGCGTTCTTATGTTCGCTCCGGCCGGCAGCGGCGCCGGGAAGCCAGACGGAGACCTGCAGTTCGAAGACATCTGCGGCGAGGAGTGCCTGCATAAGCGGCTCTCACGCTGGCTCGAAAATCAAACCGCTCCAACAACCCAGGAAAGTGTGACCGCATGACTCCAGAGATCACTCCCAATTCGTCTCAGGCCGTTTTAGATAAATGCGCGGCCGAAAACTACTCCTACAAACCGACGCCGGAGGAGATCGACGTCTTCGCGCAACAGTACCTCGAATACAAGCAGCAGGCGAAGAACGCGGCCGAGTTGCTCGCAGGGCACGAAGCTATTTGCGTCCACCTTGTTCAGACCTGGGGCATTGTGGTGCCCCGCGCTGAAAAGAGTCGCATCCTGACCGGAAAGCTTGGCTCGCTTCAGGTCACCAAGTCAGACACGCTCACCATCATGGATGACCGCGTGGACCTGTTGAAAGACGCGTTGTTTGCCAATGGCTATGGCGAATTCTTTATGAAGCTGTTCGCCCAGCGCGTGAAGTGGGAAGTGGTAGAGGGTGCCGAGGCCGCACTGAAGTCCGAGAGCCTGCCCAGGCGGCTCAGCGAAAAGGTGCTGAACTTGTGGGGCCGCTGCATCACCGTCAAGCCCAAGAAGCCGTCGCTGAAGGTCATCCTCGCCGATCCCGCCAAGCCTGCGAAGAAGGCCAAGAAAGCAGGCGCGTGATGAGGGATCGCGTTTTTGCTGAATTGACGAACAGGCAGGCCGTGCTCGCAGTGGAAGAGACGGCGAGGCTCGATTTTTATGAGTCGATGCGCGGTGCCGACAAACCCTGCTGGTTCATCCGGCGCGCCTTTCAAGGAGCACCGTTGTCAGGTATCTGCGATTCACCGCGCAACGCGTGGCGCGACGCTGCGGAGGCCGTGCTCTCGTCAATATCCAAGAAAGCAGGCAAACGATGAACGCGCCGCGCGGTGAATCCGCGTTGGAGGTTTATCGGGAGCTGGGCACGCTGTGCCGCGTGGAGCGCGACGCCGCCATTCACTTTGTCGTGCATGTTGGGCCGCCGCCTCCAGATAAGCGTCCGGATGAGATGCGCGTTTACCTGCCGAAGTTTGGCGCGCATTGCAGCCTCTTCATCCCCGGCTACGCCGCGATGACAGCGGTCTCCGGGACGTTTGCCCGCGAGGCGCGCGAGCGGATGCTCGACGCCAGATGGAGCGAGCTTGACCTGGACGCAAAGGAATCGCTGTTCGCTCGCCGTCAGGGCATCCGCGTGGAAGGGACGGTGAGTTGATGATCCGTTCAACCAAGATTCTCTTTTGCTGCGAAGACCACGGCGTCGAGGTGACTTTCCCCAGCATTGATGAACTCACTGAACAATCGTTCATCGCTCCGCCAACCATCCGTCAGCTTCGCGCACATGCGAAAGCAGCCGGTTGGCGCTATAGCCGCGGCAACGACTACTGCGATGCCTGCGTGGAACTGACGAGGGATTCCAGAGAGGCTAACCGATGACAGACAAAATTAAGACCCCGGCGCTTGACACACTGATCGCCTCGTCGAAGCAGCTCACCACGGACCTGATGAGCCTGCGCCATGAGCTGCAGCGCGCCCTGGCCTCGCGCGGCAGTGAACGCCAGTTGCGTACCGCCAAGGACCGCCTCTCCCTGGCGTTGAATAACACGCACGACCTGAGCCGCGACTTGTTCGCTTTTTGGGAGACGCTGCATGAGCGCGGAAAGGTCACCGTCGAAGCGACCGGGCCCGCGCTCGGCAACGGCCGCCTGCAGCTCACGAAAGGAGGCCGCTGATGCCCTGGAAGACGATTGAGACGGAAAGCGGTCCCCTTACCTTCCACGCCTGTACGCGGGGTGGAACTAGATATTGCACCTTCTGCCGCAACCTGCCGGTGGCCAAGCTCTGCGACTACGCTACCGGCAAGAACAAAACCTGCGATGCCGGCATGTGCGAGAAGTGCGCCACAAGCGTCGGCCCGGATCTCGATTACTGCCCACGCCACAAGCAACAGGCTCCCCCACCGCAGCAACACCTATTCGGAGACGCAGCATGACAGAACAGTCCCTGTTTCCCGATCTCAAGCCGTCCATTGAAGAGCGCACGCAGCGCATCGACTCAGACATTCTGGCGCTGCTTACCGGGAGGTCCGGCGGCCCGTTCGGCCTCACCCTCGGCCCGGATGAGAAGCGCGTGCTCACCTTCCTGCGTTTTCGCCGCGGCGTCAAGCAGTCCATGGCTATCCGTGAGATGCAGGTGCGCATGACCAAGAATGACCAGCTCAGCGACCGGCAGATCAAGCAGGCCGTCCGCAACCTGCGCATGAACTTCCATCTGCCCATCGGTTCCAGCAAGGAAGCGGGCGGCGGCTATTTCATCATGGTCACCGACGAGGACCACGCCATCCTGCGCCGCCACATCCTGGACCAGGTGCGCGCGGAGCTGGGCGTGCTGCGCTGCGTTGACGGCCCCAGCGCAGCGCTTGAGCTGCTGGGCCAGCTGCAGCTTGAGATCGGGCCGGGCGGAGGCGGGCGATGACCAGGCCTGAGATCGCGATGATAACGCCGAAACGGAAGCCCTGCTATGCGCTGAATTGCACAGAGCAGATCCCGCTGGGCCTGGTGGTGTGTGGAAGGCACTGGCTGATGCTGGGGCCTGCCATCCGCGACACCATTCAGCTCACGCAACAGGAAGCGCAGGGCGGCCTGGGGCCTGTCTGCCCATACCTTACCGCGATTACCTGGGCGCGGCTCTACATCGCCATCCGCGAGCACTGCAGCGTTGAAACCATGAAGCAGCTCGAAGCCGAGCGCAACCAGTGGAAGAAAGGAACCTGCTGATGTATGTCAGTTCCAAACGAGCGATAGACGCTATCGGCGGCATCACGAATCAGGCCACAGTGCACATCTGCCAGGTGCCCACCTGCACAGCGGCCATCAACCGCCGCTGGCTGGTGTGCGGCCGGCACTGGCTTGAAGTGCCGATGGGCCTGCGCGACGAAGTCACGCGAACGCTGTCAGAGTGGCTCGATCGAAAGACGAACGCCTACCCGTATTTGATCGCGCGCACCAACGCGCTCATCCACGTCGCCAAGCTGCACGGCATTGACTGCGGCCTGCTCGAAAGGTCGCGAGAAGTGCTGCTCAACCAGTCCACTGTACGCAACGCGGAGGATCGCGCATGACAAAGGTCAGCACCGTTTACTGCCCTCTCTGCGGCGATCCTAAATGCGCTTCGGCTACCGTCTGCGCGGCCTGCTACCGGCTGGCGCGGAAGGCTGGAATCAACAGTACCGGCGACCTGCAGGCATGGGTGCGGGCCAAGAGGAGCGTCCCTTCCGACGATGAAGTCCAGGATCGCTTTGAGGATGTCAATGCGATGGCCGTCGAGATCGCCGACATCCACGCCGTCTCCGCTGTCGAGGGCGTCTCGCAGCCGCAGGTGATGGAGGGCGGCGCTCTCTGGTACGACCCGTCAAATTGCGCGAACTACTGCGCGCTTGAGCTGCGCTATTGCGAAGCCCGCAACCTGTTGCGTCATCATCCGACGCGGACCAACCTGGTGCGACCTCAGCAGTGAATTTGTAAAGGCTTGGCCGCGGTGACGGGCCAGGGGAAAGCAGAGCCTGAGTCGGGGACGCTGGGAACTTTTCTTGAACAAAGAGCAACCAGCGCCCCGCCGCAGATCGGAGTTAGAAACATGTGGACTAAACGACCGAAGGTGAGGCCGGGAGATAAAAAGCTGCGATGCAAGATCATCGTCTGCGCCCGCGGTGGTTCGTTTACCTGTGACCGGCCGGCGCGGACCTACATCAGCGCGAAATACGGGTTAGATCTGGGCCTGGTGACATGCTGCATAAACCATGTCCGTATCCATGAAAAGCAGGGAATCAAGATGTTGGCAGTTGATCGCCGCAGGCGTACAGCAGATCAGAAGGAAGCATGACTCCAATCTCTCGGACGCACCAACAAACAATCCTGGACGGCATTGAGGCCGACGCCAAGAATCGCGAGGATAGCGGCGACGGCTCAACCGTGTCACTCATCACCTGGTTTATTCGTGAGCTGCTCAAAGAGCGCATGACATCTGAAGTCCTGGCGCGCGCGTTGGAGTCCTGTAATGAATCGCGCGACAGGTTGACCCGCTTCCGGCGCCCCGCTGGCGCCTGGGTAACCGTCGCAATCGAAGAGTTCAAACGGGAAGACGAAATCTCACGAGGTTCCAAATGACCCAACCACGCATCGTTTGCACCGCCTGCGGATCAGCCGAGAAGGTGAGCCTCTGCCGCCTGCTCGGTTGCTATCTCTGCGCACTCTGCGAAGCAGCCATGTCGCAACATCTCGGAGGCTGACCATGCCGCTCAACAAAGCCCAACTCGCTCGCCTGCAGACGCTGTACGGCCAGCTCGCACGCCATCAGATCGGCATCGGCACCGGCCGCGCCGATCGCCTGGCGTGGGCGGCCGAGAGCCTGCACAAGCCGGTGCGCAGCTTCAGCGATCTCTCGGGAGCTGATGCCGGCTTCCTGATCGACGTGATCCAGACCACGCTGGGCGTCAAAGCGCCGGCAGCCCCGCGCAAGCGCGTGGACCGGGATCAGGCGCGCCGCGCAGGCCTGGATGGACGCGCAGACAGCAAGGAGTACTCGGGAGCGCCGCAGCTGGCCTCTGCGGGCGATCTGAAGGTTATTGACGACTACTACACGCGCCTTGGCTGGGATCGCTTCCGCTTTGACTCCTGGCTGCGTTCGTCGCGCTCGCCGCTGAAGCACAAATCCGCGCCCACCATCGTTACCGTGGCCGACGCCAACCGCGTCCGCTGGGCGCTCAAAGGCATGCTTGTCCATGCCGGTAAATGGGAGAAGAGATGAAGACGCGCATGGATCTGATCAATGAACTTACCGAAGCCTTTGCCTGCGCCCTCGGCGGCTTCAGACCCGTCAATGAAGCCGTGGCGGCGTTCACCGGCATCGGCGAGCGGGTAACCGGCATCACCCTGCACATTGCCGTTGACACCGAGGAGCTGCCGGCCGTCAGGGTGAGCGGCAGGTTTGAGCCCACGCATGTAGACGCCGAGTTCCTGAAGAGTCTCAACATCAGCGTGGCGCCCAGCGAGAGGCCGAGCGAATGAAAGCCTGGCGGCGCGTCACAAATGCGATGGAACAGGAGATGCCGCCCCAGCTGCTGCTCCCGTTCCCTGACGAGAAGACCATCGACATGGCGCGCTGCTGTGCGATTCTGCACGTCACAGCGCCTGTGGTGCGCCGCCTGTCTGCGACGCCGCTCAAGGATGGATCCACGGAGACCTGCCTGTCTGCCTATAACACAATGCGTTGTGCGCCGCTGCGCATCGACTATGACTCCCTGGTGCGCTTCCTTGACCATCTCCGCCACAAGCACGCCATCGCCGATCGGCGCGCCGCGCCCATCTGGGGGCGCCATCGCGACGATGACCTGCTGCCGTTCCCCTGGTCTGACACAATGATCGTCGAAGATGCTGCGGATGCACTGTCCATCCATCCCAGCAAGGTGCTGCACAGAATCGAGGCGGGCAGGTTCGAGGCTTACCAGTTCGCGCGCGTCTCACCCTGGCGCATAAGCCGCTCCTCGTTTAGCAAATACATTGAAAGCTTCCGCAACGCGCCGCGCATTGGGCGGCCTTATGGAAGCTAGAATTGGAATCGAGGTCTTTATGAACTGCCTGCAATGCCACGCTCCGATGGTGATTGAGAAGCTCTTCCCTGAGTCCGAGAATATCCATGCCGAAACCTGCCTTTCGTGCCCTCGTTGTGGAACCAAGATTTCCGAAATCATGGTGGACGGCAGACCCGTGACCGCCGAAGCGTTCGAAGGCATGCAGGATGGCCGTGGCCAATACAAAGTAACCTTGGATTATCCAGGCAAGTGCAGCGCGTGTGGGGGCATCTACTTTAAGCACAAGCCGGGTTGCGAGCCCCTCGTGGGATTTGGTCCGCACGCCCGCGCTTACATAGAACCCAGTGGAAGCTGACGCGCTCCTCGTTCTCCGTACGCCATCAGACGCTCCACATTTGCATAGCCTCTCATCATGCGCGCCCGTCTGCTCACTCTCCTGTTGCTGCTCGCGTCTTCCGCCGCCTGGTCTCAAACGCAAACCTATGCATCCATCGTTTCATCCGGGATCAAGGATGAAGGCGGCAACCTGCTCAGCTCCGGGCAGCTCTGCTTTCAGCCAGTCAGCCAGTTGACTGGACTCCCGATGTCGTACTCCGTGACGGGCGACGGGCAGCGCTCGGAAGCACCGGTCTGCGGCAACGTCGTGAACGGGGTGGTGACAGCCTTCAACCTCACCAACTCGCAGATCACCACACCCATCAACGCCTGCTATAACGCCACCGTCACTGACTCCTACGGCGATGTCATCATTGGCTCTTCCTCACTCACCGCAAAGACCGGCTACCAGTGCGTCCAGATGAGCACCATCTGGTGCTCAGTGGTCTCCGGTGTCTACACCTGCAATTTCGACGATTATGTCCAGACATCGCCCGGACAGGTCGATGCGCTCACGCCGACACTCGAAGGCGGAACCTTTACTACTGGCGCTCCCGGCAGCGCCGTCTCCTGCAATATCACCGTCACCGGCCAGATACCAAGCTATGCGCTGAACTGCCAGCTTCCCCAGGGCGTGGCCGGTCCAACCGGAACGGTGACCAATAACACCGGCTCGCTTGCTCCCAGCTATCAAGTAGGCACCCCCGACGGCCGTGCCCAGGCGTATGTGACTTTGTTGCCCATATCGAGCGGGTCTGGCATCGCCGGAGCGGCCATGGACACCGCCGGCAATTTTTATGTCGTCGCAACCGGCGCCGCGTATAAATACAGCATCCTCACCGGAGCGCTGGAGGCGTCCAATACTTCCACCTTCACGGGAACCGGCGTCCCATCCGGCCTTAACCATAGCGGCGGGGGAGAGGTATGCGGTGCCTACCTCTGCATCGCTCAAGCCAATGAGACCAGTGGGGATACCTTCACCACCCAGACGATTGTCTTGCTGAACCTGGCCGACCTCTCCTTTCACAGCTACATCGACATTTCGGCCGGCTCCTGCGATGCCAGCGCCGTGGCCTACAACAGCGTCAATAACACGCTCATCTGCGCTAGTTATTACGCAGGCAGCGGCGCCACAGCAGATGTATGGAACTTCCAGACAACATCCGGAGCCGGCACACGCTACTCCAGCCCGACGCTCACCTATTCAACGGCTCTCCCGCGGCTGCAGGGCATTAGCTACGACCAGGTGCACGGCTCCCTGGTCGGCTTCCAGGACGACAGCGGCATGCAGAATGGCTTCTTCTGGGATATTAACCCCGCCACCGGCGCGGTGACCGCCGATGAGTTCAACGGCGGAGCGTGGCCGCTTAATGGTGTCGCGCCTGGCGAGATGGAGGCAGGCACAGCCGCGCAGGGAATCCTCATCTATCCCACACCGGCCGGTAACTTCTATGCCGCCGTGCCCGGCCCTGCAACTATCTCGCAAACCCTCTCAGGCACCGGAGTCCAGGCGAACATAACCAACTCCACACCGGGATACCATACCATCGCAAATCCGGCATACGGCGCGGCCCAGGTTACAGTAACTCCCGGCAAGGTCTTATTGCAGGCATTTGGTCCGCAGAGCGCCACAAACGCTATCGATGCGCAGGCTGCGAACGTCACTCTTGACCCCATAAACGGTCTGCTCGGCCCAGGCGGACCTGGCATTGGCACTTTGCAGAGCCCGACTCTCGCGAATGCTTACTATGGATGGGCCTGCGATGGAAGCGGTAACTGCTACGGCATCAACAGCGCAGGCAATATGATCACCAAATACAACGGCAGCACCTGGGCCGTCCTAGATGCGAACGGCTCCGCCAATTCGTCGGCTGGAGTATCAGTCCTGCGCGACCTTGAGTTTTCAGGCAGCCAGTTGTTTGTGCCAGGGGCCAACGGATCGAACTGCTCGGGACACGGGAGTTCTAACTACAGCAACGCGACAATCAGCGTGTTCAATACCACGTCGGGTTTGCCGTTCGTGGCGAGCTATGCTTTGGGCGGCGGCATGCAGTTCCCCACGGGTGTCGCCATGGTCTCTTCCACCCTGGCTTTGGTGCCTGACATCTGCAACAGTTCGGCGATGAATGCCTACAATCCATCCGCCGGATGGGCATCTCTGGGCACGGTGAGTTACAGCTACGCTCTTTCCGGGATGCGAGGTTTGTCTTACAGCCCTTCGCTTGCCGGTCAGGGTCCTTTGCCTGCCGGCACGGTATTGATGGGGTGCGACTTGGACGATGTCGTTTATATGACTGTCACCGGACAGGTAACTTATAGCTTCAGCCCGTCATTCTCCGGGACTACATGCGAAGGCGTGGATGCGACAACAAATGCCTGGTTGCAGCACTTCCTGGTCAATCCGGTGTCATTCAATTCCGGCTTACCTACTCAGCAATATCTAAGTCAGTCGCTCGGGAATAAGATACCAGCCACGCACTTTGCGGTCATCGTCGGAAACAACGGACAGGTTGGTGATGGCGGCCAAAACCCATATCTGGGCGATAACACCTGGAATGGCACCCAGACTTACAACGGCAGCATCGTTGAAAACCCCACCGCGCTAAGTGGATCGTCCAACGCCAGTAGTAATGCCCTATCGTTCGGCGTGTGGCCTGGGGCGTGCGCAACTGCTACCGGGGCTTTAGACACCGTAATTGCCGAGGACATGGGCTCCTTGTCCAGTAGTGCTCTTTACTTCAATATATCCGGCCCCACTCAGGCGGCCTGGACGGCTGCCGGATGCACCGGGACGTTTACGTCTTTTATGGACATAACCAACTTCACCGAGATAGACCTTGGGAGCGGCAGTTCGCCCACTGTGCTCAAGGTGTTTGAGTCGCCGAAGATCTACATGATCGGGCAGCCGGATTATATAGGCTTCCAGTTTAGCGGGACATTGACTAACAATCGGCTTTTGAATTGGGCGGATTCTGCCAACATCGCTGTCGTCATCCCCTACTCTTTCACATCGACATCGGCGACCTCAGATCCAGTGACGATCCAGGGCGTCACGTCTGCTTCGCACTGCACCTTTGGAGCCACCAGTTCGAGCGCGGCGGCGAATTATGCAACCACCTACGTGAGCGCGAAGGCGAGCAACCAGATCACCATCACACACGCCGCAGTTTCGGGCATGACTTATGACGTGTATTGCACGTCAAACTGAGCTAAAATCCAGACCCCTCGGAGGGCCAAAAACAGCCGCTCCGCTGCACTGGTTCTGGTCGCCGCCCGAGTTCCGCTGGATTTTCGGCCTGTTGGGAAGTAGTTTAGCTAGTTCCGTTGGGTGGATTCGCTGCCTTCGCCGCTTGGGATGCGGGTTTCATCGATTCCGAGGTTTCTGGGGCTTTCGGCCCGGAGGCGAGTTCCGCGGGTTCCGTTGGAGCGCAACGTGTTTTCAATGGTTTAGGGGTTCGATCCAGCGGAACTCAGCCGCCGTAGTGCAGTCCAGCGGCTGTACTCATCCCGCTCAAGGTTTGTCCGAATCAGGGGAAAACCCGCGTCAATCCCGCACCTGACCGCGACTGACCTCCTCTTCCCACCAGTGCAGTACACTTTCTGTGCTCACATTTGAACAGAGGGGACGTACGGGCTGAACAGGATGCGGAAAAACTCCTCTATATGACCACTTCAGAAGCTTTGTAACAAGGGCACGACTTTAGTCGGGCCAATAAAGCCAATCCAATCAGCGTCGGGCTTTAGCCGCTGCAAAAGTCCCTCCCGGTAATTCCTCCGTTGAAGGACCTTTTCCGCAAGCTGTGAAGCCCGTACCCTTCATCGCCGCTAAGCAGACGTACGGGCTGAAGCCTGCACCGTTCATCGCAGCAACGCATCAGAGCTTCCCAAATTGAGCCCTTGGTCGGAGAAAGCAAACCGGGAGAATTCCCGCCGTTCCCACAGTTCGAGAAAATATCGAACATCCCCTGCGATTCCGGATGCGTCCAAACCTCAGTGAGTGTAATCTCATCCTCACAGAGGCCCCTCCATGCCTTCCATTTTTACGCCTGCCCCTCCGGAAACGGAACGCAGAGAGCCGGGAATTGGCGGCAAACCGCCTGTCGACCGCCGTCCCACGGGTGGAGGCGGAGGCGGGGGCGATGACGAATGGAATCCGCGCCGCGGCCCGCGCGAGCTGCTGCACCGGGTGCGGTTCTTCGTGCTGTCGGCGCTGGGCGCGGACATGCTGTTCTTCGCCGTGCTGGTTCTGTTCTTCTTTGCCCGCCAGGCGGGAGTGCATATGGATCCGCGCTCGCACCGGTTTGTGGGCGACTGGCGGCCGCTGCTGCTGCCGCCGATTCTCTACCTGAACACGGCACTCATTATCCTGAGCAGCCTGACCATGGAGCGGGCGCGGCAGAATATCTTTCGCGAGATTGACGTGCTGGAGGAGTGGCTGGGTCTGGGCCAGCCGGCGCTGCGGCGGACGCTGCCCTGGGTGGGGGCTACGCTGGGACTGGGCGTGCTGTTCCTGATTGGCCAGGCGGTTGCGTGGCGGCAATTGACTGCACAGGGGTTTGCATTTGACCGCTGGTCGACGCCGGCCAGCTACTTCTTCTACATGATTACCGGGCTGCATGCGGCCCACCTGGTGCTGGGCGTGCTGGGGCTGGGGTTCTGCCTGGGCTTTGTGGGCATGATGCGGAAGATGGAGTACCGGCAGATTGCGATCGATGCGACGGCGTGGTTCTGGCACACGATGAGCG